AGGAATAACCAGCAGGAAAACCACATGCATTCCGCGCACATATAACGGGAGTACCAGTACTCCCGTTAATCGGCACATGGGGTGGTGCTTAATGGGGGGGCCATTGGTTTTCGGACGCGTCCGGGACGGCGCGGGACGGCGGTCGTCACACGTCTCAGACCTCGTCCCACGGCACCTCCTCGACCTCCCCCCAGTCGAATCGCAGGCGCGGCGGCGGAATCCCGATGCGGGCCAGGCGGCAGTCCGTGCAGCGGCAGTGCTTCGTGGGGTGCTCGTGGTCGTGGACATCGCGCGCGCCGTACATCTCCTGTACGGCGAGGTCAGTCGCGGCGCACATAGCCCCCCATCCCCAGGGCTCGCAGCGCGCGCTCGATGGCGCGCCGCTTCCGCGGCTTGGTGTTGCCACCATCGAGATACTTGCCGACCGTTCGAGGGTCGACGCCGCCCGCATAGCCCGCGACGACGACGAGCTCAGACGGATCCAGTTCGGGGGGGTCCTGCGACATGACTTAGTGTAGCATGTACACTTGCTGCATATGGTACATATCGGGCACCTGTAAGCGACACATCGTAGAAATATCGCGTGGGCCTTAAGGTCGACGCGGAGGCATTCGAGGCCGTATCGGCAACGATGCGGGCATCCGGCATTCGTGCTGTCGAGTACGAACGCGATGGATCCATCCGCCGTGTGGAATGGTTCAGAGCGGGCGACTCGGAGCCGCCTGAGACCGAGCGGACGCCGCCCTCCAGCGAAGTCGTTCGCGCACACGCCCCAACGGAGCCCGCGCGCTTCGATGACTCGGACCTATGCGACATCGTCGAGGAGACGCCCAGCGACCGCGTTGCGCGCGAGGTCCTCGAGCTGTCACGGCGGGCCGGATGAGCGTCCCTGTGGCTGACATCGAGAAGCTCATGGAGCTCATGTCTCGTCACGAAATCGACGAGCTCTCGTGGAGCGGAATGGTGGCGGTCAGCAACTCCGTCGGCAGCATGAATGTCGACCCGGTAACCGTCACCCTCCGGAAGTCTCGCCACCGCCCGCCCGCCGCTCAACTCGCAGAGCCCGACCTGGCGAAGCACCTGGAGCCGCTGCCAAACGAGCCGTGGAACGCCATCCCGCAGGAAGACGTCGACAACTGGGCCGAGAAGGCGGGGGTATAAATGCCCATCCAAGGCGACCAGACGCGCAAGAAGGTCCTCGTCCAGAACCCGACGAAGGACACGGCGCGCAAGTACCACCGCTGGTGGCTGGAGAAGCCCGACGACGCGTTCAAGGGCGTCTTTTCCGTCTGCGAGGACATCCTGACGAACCTCGCGGTGCGCCGGCGCATGAACTACTTCTTCGCCGCCATCTACAACGACACCGGCGCGGGCTTCATGGCCAGCCGGCACACGAATCTCTACTACAACCGCACCGCGCTCGACGGCAACGCGATGTTGAATAGCAACATCTCGCTCAACGCGCTGCAGAACTGCATCGACACGGCCACGGCGCTCATCGCCAAGAACAAGCCCAAGCCGCAGTTCATCACGGACGGCTCGACGGACTACGCGGAGAAGGTCCGGGGCCAGCGGCTCACAAAATACGTGGGTGGCGTCTTCGACGAAACGAAGCTCTACGAGAAGGCGCAAACGGTCTTCCGTGACGCGTGTGTCTACGGCACCGGCGCGCTCAAGATTATCAAGGACGAGGACGAGGGGGAGCTTCGCATCGAAAATCTCTTCATCGAAGAGCTCCTAATTGACGACCTCGAGGGGATGCACGAGGATCCGCGGCAGATCCATCAGCGCAAATTTCGCCAGCGTGACGAGCTCATTGCGGAATTTCCGGAGCACGCGGAGTACATCCGTGGGGCGGAGCAGGTCGCCGGCGGGACGGCCACGGCCAGCACCGCGGACATCATCCCCGTCGTCGAGTCTTGGCACCTCCGGAGCGGCAAGAAAGCCAAGGACGGCGCGCACGCGGTCTCCATCCAAAATCGCACGCTCTTTCACGAAAAGTACGACAAGGACTATTTCCCCATCATCTTCTTCCGCTGGGCCCGCCAAACACTGGGCTTCTGGGGGCGCGGCATCTGCCACGAGGCATGGAAGCTCCAGCGCGAGCTCGACATCGTGCTGCAGACCATCCAGCGCGCGCAGCGGCTCATCTCTGGACCCATCATCCTGGTGGAGAACGCCAGCCAGGTGGTGGAGGACACCATCACGTCCAACAAGCTGGCCAAGATTGTCCAGTACTCGAACGTCAAGCCGGACATCCTGACGCCGCCGTGCGTGCAGCCGGAGCTGTACCAGCACGTCGAGTTCCTAGAGCAGCGCATCTACAACGTGACCGGCGTGCCGCAGTCGACGGCGCAGGGCGTGAAGGACCCGACGCTGAAGAGCGCCGTGGCGCAGCGCGAAGCGATGGACGAGAAGCAGGGTCGGTTCCAGCTCGTCTCCCAGCAATGGGAAGACATGTTCTTGGCCGTGTCGAAAATCGTGGTCGACATGAGCGCCGACCTATCGAAGAAACACCCGGAGTTGTTCGTGCTGGCCAAGGGCTCGGACGGCGCGGAGCGCATCGACTTCAAGAAGGCGCAAATCGACATGGACCGCTGCCGGCTCCAGTGCTTCCCCATCTCGGGCCTGCCATCGACGCCCGCCGGTCGGCTCGACCAGCTCATGGATTACGCGCAGGCCGGATACGTCTCGCGTGAGCAGGTCATGGACATCGTCGATTGGCCGGACCTGCGCGGCACGGTGGACGTCGCGCTGGCCCCCTACCGCACGATCCAGCGGGTGCTTTCCGACATCAAGGAGGAGGGCAAATACAAGGAGCCGGACATCTACATGAAGCTGGGCCTTGCCTATCAGATGGCATGCCAGGAGGTCGGCGTAGCTGAGAACGAGCACGTCGACCCCGAGCACGTGGACATGATCCGCAAGTTCGCCGACGCGGTGAAGGACCTCATCGACTCCGAGGCCGCGAAGCAATCCGCGGCGCAGCAACAGCAAGGCGGCCAGATCCAGATGGGAACTGCCGCGCAGGCCGGACAACAGCAACTGCCCCCAGCCGCGGCCATGCCGCAAGCAGCGTAATGAATGCCAATTAGCGTAGACGCGTCTCGACCGGTGCGCACCGTCGACACCTCAGGCAACACCATCAGCACGAGCACCAACGGCGCGGCCCCCGTGCGGTCCGTCGACACGGTGGGTCGTGCGGTACAGGAAGACGCCGCCAAGGTGGCCGAGCAGGCTGCCGGCGGCAAGTTCCCGAACGGCGAGGCCCCCAAGGAAGGCGAAGCCGCGACGCCAGATGCCGAAGAGAAGCCGCCGACTGGCGACGCCACGCGACGCGTCTGGCTCGAAGCGCAGAAGTCCAGGCGCCGCGCCCAGGAGATGGAGAAGAAGGCCTCGGAGAACCTGAAGCGCTCCGAGGCATTCGCGAAGGTCCGAGAACTCGCGGCGTCCGGTGAGGATCCGGTCGCCATCCTGCGAGAGGCGGGCCTCGACGAGGCGGACTACTACCAGAAGCTCACGCAGTTCGCGCTGTCGGACAAGGCGAAGAAGCCAGAGGACCCGGTCCAGAAGGAACTTCGAGAGCATAAGGAGCGCCTCGACAAGTACGCCAAGGACCTAGAGGTACAGACAAAGACGCTCGAGGACGAGAAGTCGCTTGCCCAACACAATCGCGCCATCTCCGAGCACGTCATCCCGCTCTTGCAGGCCAACCCGGACCGCTTCGAGGCGCTCTTTGCCGAATATGGGCAGAATGCCGCCGTCGAGGTCTACCGGACTGTTTGGGAGATCTACCAACGGACCGGCAAGGCGAGGAAGTTCGATGAAGTCGCCGACGAGATGGAAGCATATTGGAGCGAGACAATTGACAAAGGCATCCAGGCAGCTAGTAAACTAAAGAAGTTCCAGAACCGCTTTGCTCAAAGTGGGGACGGACCAGGACAACACCTCGACCGCATTGAAAATCGCCGGTCGGTGACTCTGAGCAACAAACCATCCGCGGCCCCGTCGCCACAGGTGCAGCCTGCGCCATCGCGCAAGCTGACTTGGGACGAGCGGACCGCGGAGATCCTCAAGCGGTTCGCCTAGGCACTTAGGCCAGGTGCGGGCTGCGTGAGGAAGCTCACGGAGTTATCGCCATGGCCTTCGGCAATGACGCGGTCGTCAATTCCATTGCGCTCACGCAGGGCGCAGCGGACGCAATCCTCAAAGAGATTTACTCCGACGACGGAGTAACCGATCAGTTTTTCCGGGAGAACCCGTTCTTCGGTTTGATGCCGAAGAAAGAGGACGTCACCGGTAGGTTCTTCGAGCAGCCCGTATGGGCGAGCGCCGGGCAGGCGCAGAGCCGCACGTTCGGGTCTTCGACCTCTGGTCCAGGCCTTCAGAGCATGTCGGGCATCTCCGGCGAAGCGCCGTTCACGTTCCTCGTCCCCAAGGTCGAGAACATGGCGGTCGCGAACGTCAGCACGAAGCTGATTGCCGAGTCGTCCAGCACCAAGGGCGCGTTCGTCGACATGGTTCGGGCCATCGCCGACAACCAGATGCAGCAGCTCATCAACGACACGTCCATCGGCTTGTTCCGCGGCGCGGACATCAACCGTGGGCAGGTCGGCGGGAGCGTCGCAGGTACCACGCTGACGTTCGCCAACCCATCGGACGCCGTCTTTTACGAGCTCGGGATGTTCCTTGAGTTCGCGGCGAACCCGACCGGTACAACCGTCCGCGCGCTCGCGTCGAACAACACTGACGCCCACATCACGGCCCTCGATTATGTCGGTGGCCAGGCAACGATTGCGTGGACCGGCTCCGGTACACAGACGCTCACCGCGAACAACGTCGCGCTTGGCGACTACATCTACCGCGCGGGCGACAAGTCGCTCGGCTTCAACGGCTTCCTCGACTGGATCCCGTATGGTGGCGTCGGCTCGGGCGACAGCTACCTTGGCGTCAACCGCTCGAAGCAGGCCGTGCGCCTCGCCGGCTCGTACCTCGACGGAACGCAGGGAAACCTGGAAGAGGTCCTGGAGAAGGCCATCAACCGCGTGGCGCTGTTCGGCGGCAAGCTGACGCACTTCATCATGCCCTATGGGCAGTTCACGGCTCTGGCGAATGCGCAGGGCGCGAAGGTGCAACTCGTCAACGTCAAGAGCGCAGAGGCTGACATCGGCTTCGAGGGCATCGAAATCACCGGCGCGAACGGCAAGGTGGTCTGTCTTCCGGACCGCTACTGCCCGTCGAACACCATCGCCGGCGTGAACATCAACACCTGGAAGCTCATCTCCGTCGGCAAGGCGGTCCGCACCTGGCAGGAGGACGGCAAAGTCTGGCTCCGCTCCTACAACCAGAACGGGATGGAGATCCGGTTCTACTCGCTTGCGAACCTCGTGTGTCGCGAGCCGCGCGCAAACATCAACGTTCGCGTCAACCCGATCACCATCTAACGGGCCGGGAGGCAGCCGCCATAACTGGCGAGCTGCCCCCTCCCTCAGGGAGACACCATGGCGAATCGTTATCAGTGGCAGTTCAACGGCTCACTCAAACCTAAGATGAGCCAAATCGAGGGATTCGTGTCCATTGGGACCGGGGGCCTCCTCAACGCAATCCCCGCATATCCCCTCTTCCCGGTCGCGACCGGGGCAACCGGTGGCGTGGCCGGCTCCGTCCAGACAGGCGTCCCGCTCGCCCTACTGCCTGGGCAGGCGACCGCCGGCGTTCCGACAGGGTGGCAGGGCGTCGGGTTCTCCGGCGCTATCGGGCTTCTCGGCGCCGGGCTAGATGGGATTCAGCGTGTGGCCACTGGGCTATACGCGCTGAAGCTGTCCGACGACTGGGTGCGTCTCGACTCGGTGCAGGTCAATTACCTCATCGGGGCTTCCGGCGTGTACACCGGCACCGTCGGGACCATCGGCTTCTCGGGCAGCCCGATGCAGTCGGTGGACTGGAACCTCGTCCAGCACACGGTGGGACTGGGCAACACCGTGATGACCGGAGGCATGACGCTTCCGTTCTATCCAGGCATGAATCCGAAGAACACTATTTGGATCCAGTTCACCAAGCAGGGTCCTTACGAGCTCGCCAACGGTGACGGGTTCTTCATCGACCTGCGCCTGCGCGACACCCAGTCAGGGGTGCCGTAATGCCAGCGCCTGCAGACATGGCGCTTCTCATCGGGAAGCGCCTGGACAAGAAGGGCGGCGGCGAGAAACCGACCGACGAGCCGTATCCCATGGAGGATACGGAGGACGGGGACGGGGACGCAGAGAAGGACGCGGTGGAGGACTCCGCCATCGCCGACTTCATGGCCGCCAAGGACCCGCAGACGGCGAAGGCCGCGCTGAAGGACTTCTTGGCTGCGTGCTACCCGCAGCTCGCGGACGACGAACCGGAGGAAGAGCCCGCGCCAGAACCGGAGGCGTAGCGGATGACTACGACCCTCGGCAACATCATCGCGGAGGTGCGGCAGCGGGCGGACATCAAGGTCAGCCAGCACACGACCGATGCTGACCTGACGACGATGATCAACCAGTCGTTGTGCCAGCTCGACATGATTCTCGTGTCGAAGTTCAGCGACTACAAGCTGTCGAGCGACATCCTCAGCGCCTCCGCCACGGATGGATCCATCGCGCTGTCGGGGCTTTCAAAAACGTTTTTGAAGCTCCGCGGCGTCGATGTCCGTTACAACGCCAGTGACCCGGACGGGTACCTCGAGATCCACGAGTACTCGTTCCAGCACCGCAACCGGAAGCCGTACCTTGCTGGGGCCTCCTACGGCGGGTTCGGACCCAGCAGCGTGAGCTACCGGCTCCAGGGCTCGAACATCATCATTGCCCCGGTCGCCCTGGCCACGCAGTGGACCTACCGCATTTGGTACACGCCGGACTACGTGCCGATGTCCGCCACCACGGACCCCATGCCGACCTACATGGATGTCCAGGGCTGGTTCGAATACGCGGTGGTCGACTGCTGCATCAAGGTCCTCGCGAAACAGGACCTCGACCCATCGACGTTCATGGCGCAGAAGGCCGAGGTCAAAGACCTCATCATGCAGCTCGCGGCACCGAACCGGAACGCGGGCGAGCCCAAGTCCGTGGTCGACTCGCGCTTCTGGGACAGTGGCTGGGGTTATGGGCACGACTGGTAATGGCACTCCGGCCATTCGTCCGCATTCGCCTGGGTCCTAACGATGAGCCAACGAGCAAACACATCAACCTGGTGCAGGACAATGTCGCCGACGCGCTTGCGCAAATCCAAGGCCCCAACGTCCTGCAGAACGTCCGTCTCGTCCCCAGCGGCATCAACTACATCAACCACGGCCTGGGTAGCCCGCTGCAGGGGTGGAGCGTGTGCCGCACCCACGGGACCGGGACCGCTGCGCAGGTCTGGGATGTCCAGGACGCCAACACGCCGCGCGGCTCTCGTCAGCAGCTCTACTTGATGACCAGCGCCACAGGGACGTTTGACCTGGAGATTTTCTAATGCCGACCACGTCCACAAACATGGGGCTCATCGTTCCGGTGGCCAGCACGGGCGTCACCGGCACGGGCGACCCCGGCCCCGGCTATGCGACGAATATCAGCAACGACTTGCTGAACACCATCGACGCGCACGACCACTCGTCGGGCAAGGGCGTGAAGGTCACCCCCGCTGGATTGAACATCAACGCGGACATGTCCGTCGCGAGCAACAACGTCACGGACCTGCGCGCCGCGCGGTTCACCTCGCAGGCATCGGGGCTGGTCGGTGGAAGCGACGTGTCGGAGGTCTACGTCAAGTCTGGTGACCTGTGGTTCGTCAACAGCGCCGGCGTGCAGGTGCAGGTCACCGCGGGCAGCTCGCTCGCCACCGGTTCGCCGGGTGGCCAGGGGGTAGCCGGACCGGCAGGGGCGTTCTCCGGCACGGTCAACGTCCCCACGGCGCTATGGCAGCCCACCGGCGCATTCTCCGGCACGTACAAGGTCACGTCCTGGCTCAACACGCTCTCCTTGGCATCCGGTGGCTTCACCGGCGTGCCGATGGCCTACGCCATCACGCCTGGCTACGGCACCGTCATCAGCGTCCTCGCGAATATCCTCGGCTACGACGGCGGCACGGTCGCGGGGGACGTGGATCTCAAGGGCACCTACATCGGCAGCTCCGGCACCGTGTCCTTCCCAGGAACGGCCACGTACGTGGGCACGTTCACGACTTGTTACACACAGCTGAGTCGCGTCGCGACCGGGTGGGGCTTCTCGCTCCAGCCGACCGGCTCGCAGGTGGCCTTGACTGTCTCCGTGCCTACGGGTGGCATGTCGGGCCCCGTCCGTTTCGTGATGACGGCGCAGGTCACGGAAAGGGGCTGTCCGTAATGGCCGCCGCCAGCACCGTGCGCATCATGCAGACGCCGGTCTACGCGGTGACGCCCACTACGGACCTCCCCTATGGTTCGGACCTCGCGCGAGGTAGCCTACTCGTCCTCGTCTTCCTCGACAGCGGCGACAACGCCCCAGTGGTCACCGACTCACTCGGCAACACCTGGAAGCAGCTCATCAAGTCCGCGGCGAGCTCCTACGCCGCGATCTTCTACGCCACGAACACGAAGCCAGGCCCCAATACCATCTCAGCGAGCGGCGGCGGCGGCCAGGAAATGTGGGCGTGGGAGATCAACGCCGGATTGGTGGTGCGTCCATCAATGCCTGGCGTCGTGATCGTGGACGCGAGCAGCGGGGCCTCGGGGCTAGGCACGACCGCCAACCCTGGCACGGTGACACCGTCGCATCCGAGCGTGTTCCTTGTGTCGGCTACCCGGGCGGCTGGCGGGCAGACCGTGACCGGCGGTGCACTCGGATGGAGCTTTGATCACAACTCCGCACGGACCGGCGTGCAGACGCTCATCCCGTCCAGCATCGCGGCACAGACCGGCTCGTTCTCGATTGGTCTCCCCGACAACTGGGACGCTGTCTGCGGATCGTTCGCATTCCCCAACCCAGACGCCGCCGCCATCGTGCAACCAAAACTAAAGCCATTCCTGGTGTAGCGATGGCCTTTGTTCAAAAACAAATGGTCCCCGTGCAGTTCGGCGGCGGCATCGATACCAAGGTGGACCCCAAGCAACTGCAGGCGGGGCAGCTCCTGGAGCTCGAGAACGGCCAGTTCTCCAAGACCAGTCAAATCAACAAGCGCTTCGGATACGACCTCCTCGGAAAAAACATCGAGGGCGGCGGGTCTATCGCCAACGGTGTCGAGCTCGCGGTTCTGAAGGACGAACTCGTCCTGTTCGACGGCACCAGCGTTTACTCGTACCTCCCGGCAACTGGCAACTGGAGCAACCGCGGCACGGCCATCTCCATCATCACCGAGGACAAGGAAGTAATCAGGCGACAGGACGCGCAGCAGCTCAATCCGGACATGGCCTACGTCAGGGGCATCGAAGTGTATGCCTGGGAAGACTCGCGCGGCGGCGTCTATTACAGCGTAGTCGACAATGTGAGCGGCGCGGTCGTGGTCGCGGGGGCCCAGCTCGCGGCATCGCCTGCGCAGCAGCCGAAATGCGTCGCCTTCAATGGCAACGTCTACATTTTCTATGCGTCGAACGCGAGCCTCTATTACCAGATTGTTGGGCCGAGTAACCCGTCCGTGGTTCAGGCCGCTGTGCCCGTGGCCACTGACGGTTACAGCGGGACGAATGGCTTCCCCTTCGACGTTTGCTCGTTCACCGCAAGCAATGGGTCGGCCCACATCGGGTGGCTCTATCTGTCGAACGCATCCACCGCGTCCATGGTCCTCGGCAGCCTGGACGTCAACAACACGACGTCCGCGCCACTGACCATCAACGCCACGCTCGCGCAGGTGACGACCGGCGGCATCCACGGCGCGGCGAACCTGCTCGTGGACAGCCTCGGTACCGCGTGGGTCAATTGGTCGTCGGGCGCCGCGGTCTACACATGCCCCGTGGCGAACTTCGGCGCGGGCGGCGTGGCGCTCGGCACGCAAGCCACCGTGTTCGCGACGGGCAGATACGACGTGCTGGCCTCGATTGAGGGGTACACCGCTGGGCAGCTGCTTCTCTTCTGCGAGAAGCACAACGCCACGAGCTACCTGGAGCAGACCGACTACGTCACGGTCACGACCGCGGGCACCGTCAGCGCCACGCGCACGCTCTACAGCGTAGGCCTAGCCTCCAAGCCGTGGCGGTACGGTAGCAAAGTCTTCGTCAACACGTCCTACTCGTCGACGCTGCAGGCTACCGACTTCACCTGGTACGTGCCGTCGACGGGCAGCGCGACCATCGTGGCCAAGATGACCCCGAGCGTGGGCGGCGGACTGAACACGCTCGGCATGTGCGCCGAGACCGTGAACATCTCCACGGGGGTCTACAAGTTCGCGAACCTCGTGGCGGGGAAGATCTTGTCCGAGGCCAATACCATCTTCACCATCCTCGGGGTCAACTCCACCAAGCTCACTCACTCGCCCACGGACAACTTCATCAATGCGGTCCAAGACAGCACGCTCCTTATTGTGGGAGGAATTCTGCAGGGGTATGACGGGGTCTCCGTCACGGAGGTCGGTTTCCACCTCTACCCGGAGAACATCGGGGTCGCTGCGTCGGGCTCGAATGGCAGCCTCTCGGCAGGCTCGTACCAGTATGTCGTCCAGTACGAGTGGACCGACAACCTGGGGCAAATCTACCGCTCCGCGCCCAGCGTACGCGCCACTGTCAGCGTGTCGGCCACCAACCACGTCACTGTCACCGGCTACTACCTGACCTTGACCAGCAAGCCCGCGGCCAGCGTCTCGATTGCCATCTACCGCACGCAGGCCAATGGGACGAACCTGTACCGCGTCACGTCGCTGCTGGCCCCGCTCGCCAACTCCGGCACCGCTGGGCAGTGGACGTTCACCGACCTCGCATCGGACGCGGCCATCGCGAGCAATGACCTGAACTACACGACCGGCGGAACACTCAGCAACATTGCTCCGCCCGCGAATGCGTTCCTCACGACCTACAACAACCGCGTGTTCCTGGGCGGGCTCTCCGACAAGAACCTTCTCTGGTACTCGCAGACGGTCGCGGACAACTCCAACGCCAACACCATCCCCCCGCAGTTCTGCGCCGAGCTGACCGTGGGCTGCGACCCGCGGGGCGGCAACATCACCGCGCTCGGGCTCCTGAACCAGACGCTCATCATCTTCAAGAATTCGGAAATCTTCGCCATGTCCGGCAACGGTCCGGACGCCAACGGCAATAACAGCGACTACGGCGACCCCCAGCTCATCTCCAGTGACGCGGGCTGCATCAACCCGAACACCGTCGTAGTCACCGCCGCCGGGCTATTCTTCCAGTCGCAGCGCGGCATATACCTCCTCGACCAGTCCCTCAACGCGACTTACATCGGCGCGCCCGTCGAGGACATCGTCAACGGGATGACCCTCACGTCATCGGTGGAGAGCCCCAAGGACGGCCTAATCCTCTTCTGCTCCAGCGACGGCACCGCGGTGGTCTACGACTACTACCATCAGCAGTGGAGCACCTGGACGAACCATTACGCGTCCGACGTCGTCATGTACGAGGGGGACATCTGCTTCATCACGCCAGGTGGCCGGGTGTATCGGCAGAATCGCTCCAGCTTCACCGACGCGGGCTCACCCATCTTCATGTCATTCACGCTTCCGAACCTGAGCTTCGCGGGCCTGCAGGGCTACCAGCGCGTGTTCCGGTGCTTCATCCTGGGCACCTACAAGGGTCCACACTCGCTCGTGGTCGATGTGGCGTATGATTTCAGCGACTCATACACGCAGTCCGCCACCATCCAGCCGCAGGCCGGAACGCAGTGGGGCAGTGATCCGTCGTGGGGCTGGTCCTCGACATGGGGCGGCGGCTACCAGCTCTATGAGTACCGCGTGGATTTCAGCACGCAGAAGTGCACGTCCATTCGCCTGCGAGTCGCCGACGCGCAAAGCAGCAACTACAATGAGGGATACTCCATTTCGAGCATCGTGTTCGAGGTGGGCCAGCTGCCTGGCGGCAACCGTCTACCGGCTACCAGCACCTACGGAGCGCAGTAATGGGTTACGGCAATGGCGGCACAGATCCCCAGTACGATCTGATTAATCGCAACAGCGCGACCAACAACCCCAACTGGTACACCTCCAGCAACGCGGGTATCGGCGCCGACCTCGGCGGCCAGAGCCCGATGACCTACGGGCAGTACTGGGACACGACCAGCAACGACCCCAACCAACAGGCCAACCAGTACGCCATCGAGGGCATGCGCGGGACGTACCTGGACGGCTATCAGAAGGGGGGCTCCTCGCTTGCCGGACTCACCACACTGGGCAACACCGCCAACGCGCAAGCCGCGAACATCGACACGGGGCAATCACAGAACCTCATGGGCGGCCAGGTCCAGAACATCAACGCACTCAACCAGCAGGCGCAGGGCCTAGGCCCGTCCGTCGCTGCAGAGACCGCCAAGCAGCAAGGCGAGGCGAACACCAAGGCGCAAATGGCTGTCCTCGGCAGCCAGCGTGGCGCATCGAACAGCGCACTCGGGATGCGCTCCGCGCAGGACTCCGCCGCGCAGCAACAGCAAGGGGTCGCGCAGAACGCTGCGATGGGCCGCGCGGCAGAGGCTCAGTCCGCGCGCCAGCAGCTGACCGGCGCGCTTGGCGGCGCGACGCAGCAAGCACAGCAAGGCGCGCAGGCACAGGCGCAGCTCACACAGCAAGCCGGCATGCAGAACGCCCAGGCGCAGAACCAGGCGACGATGCAGCAGGGCCAGATGGACGTCCAGACCAAGCTCGCAAATCTGCAGGCGCAGCTCCAGGCCGGGCAACTCAACGAAAACGAATACAACGCCTACGTTCAGGCGACGCTCGCGCAGAACAACAACGATTGGGCCGCACGGACGAACGCCGCTAATAACCTGATGAACGAAAATACGCAGCTGCTGGGCATCAAGGCAGGCGTAGGAATCAACGCGGCGAACAATAATATGGGGCTAATGGGCGCGGGCATTTCCGCCGGTGCAGCGGGCGGGGCCGCGCTTCTCGGCGCCGCATCCGATGAGCGGCTCAAGACCAGCATCAAGTCCGCCACCAGGGGCATCAAGGACTTTCTCTCGCAACTCGGCGCCGGCGCGACCTCCGGGTTCGCGCTCATGGAGTAACACATGGCCCTTGGACTCAAAGACGCAATCTTCGGCGCCTTGCAGGCCGGCGCGGGTGTCGGGGCCATCGCGGCTACGGGCGGGGCTGCTGCGCCGCTGGTGCTCGCGGGCGGTGCGAAAACCATCTCCGATGACGTCAAGAAGGCGGACGCTCCGCCCCCCGTGACGGGCGCGCCACCTCCGCCGCCCCCGCCGATGCCGCCCCCGCAGATGACGTCCCCTGGGATCGCCGGTGGCGCTGCACCGGGAGCAGCCGGAATGATGTCGCCCGGGATTGCCGGGCCTGCCGCTGGCCCCGGGCCCATGCCCCCAATGGGGGGTCCGCTGCGGCCACCGATCGCCATGTCCGACGAACGGCGAAAAACGGCCGTCCAGTCGGGCACGGAGGACATCAAGCGTTTTCTTTCCCACTTCAGCGACAATGCACTCACGCCACCAGCTCCGGTTAGGTCCGACGCGCGCGCCAAGGACGAGGCCTACGCCATGGGCCAGCGCCATGGCGAGATGGCCGCAACGGCGCGCTGGGCGCGGTTCGCCCCGGATGTGCCGCACAGCGCCATCGGCCCCAGCAAAATCACCAACAAGGCCGGCCTGGTGGTCCCAAGCAATGAACTTAGTGAGGCCAGGCATGGGCTAGCGTTTCAGGGTGGCGCACCGATGCATATCCAGGCCCCCCAGGGGGCCGGCGCGCCACTGCCTGCGCCAGCTGTCGCCACGTATCCAGGCCACGGCGCGGAGGCCCAGACCAGGGCATCAGGCATGCCCGCCGACTGGGCCCCATGGCTTGATGCCGGCCCGCCCATGCAGGACCCCAACATCCCCGCGCAGGTGATGCCGCCGGTGCTGCCCGACGACGAGCTGCGGCGACAGGCTGCCCTGCAGGGGCAGCCCGTCGCCTCCGACCGCCAACTCAAGGCCTACGTGAAGCCCGCCGACCGCTCCATCAAAGACTTCCTCACGCAGGTGTATGCCCATGCCCGTGTATAATTCTCTGCACTCCATGCAGCAGCTCACGCAACCGCGTCCGGCCCCAGTGCCTACGCGCGGGGCGATGAACTTCGGGCGCGCCATGCCGGCCCCCATGCCCGCACGAGCGCCCGCGCCGATGCCGGCGGCCCATGCCCTGCCCCAGGTCGCGCCCCCGCCGCCCGGCGTGAACCAGCGCGTCGTCCCGGCCCCAACCACCGCGATGGGGGACACCCATATGGGCAGCCCCGCCGGTGCGAGCATCGGCGCCGCCCCGCCCCCAGCCGCGGGCGGCAACATGTCAGCCCCGAAGCCCGCGTTCAACCCGACCGCATCGCCACCGCCGGCACAGCAGCCGTTCAATCCCACTGCAACCCCTCCGCCATCATTCAACCCCACGGCGTCACCGCCTCCGCCCCAGCAGCCGTTCGGCCCCGCCGCCTACCCCCCTCGCGGCCAGCACTTCGATATGGGCCCTCCGCCACAGCCCCCGCAGAACCTCGAACAGCAGGCGCTCAACGGCGGCGGCGTCGACAACAAGCAGCAGATTTCAAACTTCATGAACGCCCTCCACCAGGCCAACTCCGGCACGAACAACAGCTTCGCGCAGGGCGCCCAGCCGCAGGGCCCGGGGCAGCCCGGCAACATGGTGGATCTGGTGAGCCCGCAGTGGGCGCAGCAGCAGCCGCAGCAGCAGTTCTACGGGCGACCCGACACCCCGCAGGGCAACACCGACTGGTCCGCGTCCGGCTGGCAGCCCGCGTACACGGGGCCCGCTGCGAATAACCCGTACAAGAACAACGCGGGCGGGTTCGTGGGCTTTGGTGGTCAGCCGGTTGGCGGGTCGGCTGGCGGGAACGTCGTCCAGGACGAGTCGCAGAAGATCGGCATGGCCAATCAGCTCGGGGTCAAGCCTGTCGTCCAGGACGAAGCGCAGAAGATGGCCCTCATGAGCGACGAGACGCAGAAGGAGCAGGTCACCGATGCGTCCGGCAAGCTGACCGACTTCATGAGCAAGATCGGCGCGCACTCGTACAAGTACAAGAACCCCGAGGTCGACGGTCAGGGCATCTACACCACGCCGATGGCCCAGGAGCTCCAGAAGACAGAACTCGGCAAGCAGGCGGTCATCGAGACGCCGCGGGGCCTCATGGTCGACTACGCGCGGCTGGGCGGCGTAAACCTCGCCGCGGTGAGCGTCGTGCATCGCGAGCAGCAGAAGCTGGCCGCACAGGTTGAGCGGCTACGCGGTGAGCTGAAGAAGCGGAGGGGCTAGTGGTGATTCCGACGTTCGCGGACCTGGCCGCCGCGCAGGTCAACAACCCAAATAATCCGTGGATGCCGCAAACCGCTGTGCCGGACGCGGTTGGGGACTACGCCGCCTCTCTTGGGAGGGAGCAGGCCGCCCAGACCCCTGGTGGCGTCATGACCATCCCGGAACAGGTTATCGGCGACAACTCGCACCACCCTAAGGCTGCGCCGGTAGGCCCATCGGCGGGTCTGTCGGCCTATGTCCGCAGCTTGCAGCACACGCCAAACACGCCGAAACCAGAAGGGGCTCCGGCTGGCGGAGTCCTGCAAATGCCGGAGTACGATCTCACCAACGTGGATGAGCCGGCGCAGGACAGGCCCGCAGAAAAGCATGTGGCGAAGACTGGAGGCGCTGGCGCGCCAGGCTACTCGGAACGCCAGGCCCTGAAAGAGCGCGGCGATATTCGCGGCGAAGAGGCGGACACCCTCGAGGGCAGGGCAAAGACCGTAGACCGTGAGCAGGCGATCCTTCAGGCGGGCGTCAATGCGCGCGCCGATGCTCAGGCGAAGGCGGACGCCGAACTCAACACGATGAAGGTCCACGACAGCGTCCTAAACAGCATCGCAGAGGGCGAGGTTCAGACGAGGGATGCTGCGCACGCGAAGCATCTGGAAGAGGTCCGTGCGATGCACAAGGACCCAAAGAAGTGGTTCAAGGACCGCGGCACGCTCGGCAGCATCCTGGCGGCCCTGGCCAGCGGATTTGGCGCGTTCGGCGCGAACATGCCCCACAGCGGCGGTAAGAACATCGCTCAGGACATCCTCAACAAGTCTCAGGACAACGAACTGGAGGCGCAGCAGTCTGACATCGACAAGAAGTGGAAAGAGGTCGAGGGCGAGGTATCCGATAACGACAAGGCATTTGCTCGCGACATGTTCCAGCGCCACGAACGACGCAACGCGCGGCTGGACTTCATCGACCACACCACGAAGCTCATCGACCGACAGGCGCTACTCACCCAGGACCAGGCGAGAATCGCCGGCATGGCCGACCTCAAGGCTGACCTCATCGATAAGGCATCCGGTCTCAAAAAGGAAGAGGTCGGCGACCGCGTGGACGTCATGCGCCGAGAGAACGCCGCTGCGGCGCAGGCCCGCGCACATGCGAAGGCAGACGAGAAGGAGCAGTGGTCGCGCACTCTCGAGATGGTGAAGCTAGGCCAGCATCAGCAGGAGATCGACCAGTCGGGCGAGAAGGTACGCAAGGAGGGCAAGGGCGACCTGGAATCCCGCGTCCAAGGCTACGGCAAAGCTCGACAGGACAAGGACATCATGAGCCGTGAGAGCGCCGTGGGTAGGCTCCGTGAGGCGGCTGCGGCATCCGGCGGCAATGGGATTCCAGGGGTCGGCAAGGTGGCCAATCTACGCCACGATGTCACCACGCAGAACCCGGTCATCAAGGCGGCGCTCGGCGTCAACGCTCTTGGTCCAATCAACTCGGCGCTCTCCCTGAAGCCGGACGAGCGCGTCAACCGCAACGACTGGAACCAAATCAAGCTCTCCTACGTCCATGAAATCACCGGCGCGGGCGGCCCACCGGAAGAGAAGAAAATGATCATGGACGCCTTCGAGGGTGACTTGACGCCGGCGGAGCAGTTGGCTGCGGTCGACAAATCGGACGCGTACCTGAAAAAGTACGAGGAGACGAACCAGGGCACCTACGGGCCAGATGCTGCGGCAGAGTTCAAGCGCCGCGCTAAGCCGGCCCCGCCCCCCGGATTCGTGCCGCGCAAATGACCCAACCCGTACCCATCACACTACTGGACGGCACCCGCGGCACCGTCCCCGCCGACCAGCTTGAGGCCGCCCTCTCGTCTGGTGCCACCGTGGACGACGGTGCGCCGACCGCTGCCGCGGAGCCAGTCGCCGCACCTCCCCCGCCCGCGACCGGACCGCAGAAGCTCATCGGCCCCGATGGGCTGCCGTACACCGTTCCGCTTGAAAGCGTGCCTACGGCGCTCCAGAACGGCTGGAAGCAGCCCGCCGCCATCGAGCAAGAGAAGACCGACTACCTGAAGCAGCGCGTGGAGGACCGCGTTGCCACCAAGGAGGGCGAGCGCGGCTGGGGCGCGTGGCACCGATTCGGCAACGAGGCACTGGGGGGCATCCCGGACCTGGTCGACACCTACGAAAACAACAAGTCCCTGGCGGGCCAGGAAGAGAACGCGGTTGAGGGCGCCGCGGAGGAACGGTTCAAAGGCGACCACAAGGCCGAGGTCTACACCGAAAGGGCTGCGGGCTTTGCCGCATCGCTGGCGCTCACCAAGGGCATCGGCACCGCTGGCAGACTCGCAGAGTCGGCGGTTCTTCGTGGTGCAGAAGAGACGCTGGCCCGCAAGATTGCCGCCAGCGCCGTCAAGGTTGCCGCGGAGGGACTTCTCTACTCCACGCCCCAGGCCGCGGTGGAAGCGGCCTATGGCGACCACGAGCGCGCGGCAGAAACCGCGCTGTGGGGCATGGGTCTCGGTGGCGCGCTGGGTGCCGCCGGCGCGGTTGCTGGTGTCGGGGCAAAGGCGGCATCGCGGGCCGCTGGGGAAGCGCTGGCCGCTGGCGGTGAGGCGGTCGAGTCAGGCAGGGCAAAGCTGGCGGACGTCCTGGCGCACCGGCAAGCCGACGGCGTAACCATTTTAGACAACGTCTCCAGGAATGTCCTGGGTATCACCGACAAGCAGGCGCAGAGACTCGGCCCCGAGCGCCTTGCTCGCATCGTGGAGCATGCCAACGAGGAGGGGATTCTTTCCGCAAATCCACAGAAGCGCGCGGCAATGGTGGAGGCCATCCTCAAAGACTCCGGCGCTAAGATTGGCGACCACCTGGAGCAGCTCGACGGCTTGCTTGAAAAAGAGAAGTTCCACGGCATGGGCCCCATGGCGTCCGATGTGGCCGCTGACTTTCGAAATGCAACGTCCGGCAAGTTCCCGGAGCTCGGTACGGAAATCCATGCGCCGAACATGGCGTACATGGAGATGCTGGACCGCACGATTCGTGGCGCTGGCGAGAAACCATCTTTCGAGGCGCTCCATGGCGTGCGCAAGGCTATCCGGGATGAGGGCAAGGCGTACATCTCGAAGAGCGTCAAGGCGGAGCTGGCCAAGCTCGCTGACGTTACCATCAAGAAGCACCTGGAGGACGCCGCACAGCGCATCTACGAGAACGGCGGCCTGAGGGAACAATTTGCCGACTACCTAGCGCAGAAAGAGCGCTACGAGATGGCCAGCCAGCTCGCGCAGAATATCAACCCATTCAAAGGAACCGGCCGCATCTCGCCAGGCATTGGCTCATTGGGTCTCGGGACCATGGGCAATATCGGCCTGGCGCTCGCCGGGCACCCCGTGGTCGCTGGGCTCAACATTGCCCGCGAGCACGCCATGAAGGCGTTTCTGTCTAACAAGTGGGGCCTGTTCGGCAAGTCAGTCTCCTTCCTTCGCGGCGTAGCCAAGGACCCAGCCACCGCGCCATTTATCGGTGGATTCATGGCCAAGGAGGGCGCTGCCGCACTGACGTCGCACATCGACGCGCTGCCTAGCGTTCTGTCTGGCGCAACCAAGGTTGCAGGCCATACCGCCAGCGACGTCGTCTCGGACATCATTGGCGACACGACGGGGCTCAGTAAGGCGCAGCAGTACGACAGGCTGGTAGCTGTCATAACTCACGCCCAGGCGGATGCCGGCGCGACTGCCAGCCGCGTTGGGCACGTAGCTGGCGCGTTCACCGGCACCAATGTGCAGCTGGCGGGCCTGGTGGCGGAGAAGAAGCTCAACGCCATCGCTTACCTGCAGTCACAGATTCCCAAAGACCCCACCACGCCGCGCGCATTCCAGCATGCGGAGTGGAAGGCCTCGCAGCAGCAGCAGCGAGAGTACCTGGCCAAGGCGACGATCGTCGCTAACCCCATGACGGTGTGGAAGCACTATCAGGAGGGCAAGCTGACCAGGATTGACAAGGACACGCTTACGGCCGTCTACCCCGTCATCTACCAGGAGATGGTCGCGAAAATCGTGGCCACCGCCTACAGCCCCAAGGCCCCGAAGCTCACCCGGGACCAGCGCATGCAGCTGTCCACCTTCACCGGCATGCCGATGGACGGGAGTCTCAAAAACATCACCGAAATCCAGCAGGCCCTCCAGCAGCCGGCCGGGGGGCAGCAACCGCAGGGTGGGGGTGGCCCGCAGCCGTCCTCGCGCCCCCGGCTAAAGGCCCCGGGCCTGGGAACCGACACGCAACGACGCACAAGTGGAGGCGCCGTACAGTAGTGCTACGCTCATAACGTCGCGCGCAATTGAGATCTGGCGCCGTCGAAAAACCGAGAATCCTGCCCGCAAATCGCGGGGAGGTAGAAGACCCGGGAGTTCGCCATGTCCAGATCCACGATTCGCAACAGGCTCACACTCGACAGCAATGAACAGCCCGTCCAGACGGGCTCCTGGTTCAGCGCACCCATCAACATCGATGAGCACCGCCGCCTAAGTATCTCGGGCGGCATCACCTCCGCCACCGGGACCCAAACCGGGACGGCCTATCCAGACTGCGGATCGTACACGGGCACCCTTGTCGTCCAGGGAACTGATGAGCTGGCGCAGTACAGCATCCCCTCGGGGGCGCCGTTCGCCGGTACCCGTTCGCCGGGGACCGCAAACGCGTCGGGTGCCATGTTCTGGCAGACCATCCCCAGCGGGACGTATGCCGTAACGAAGGCCACGCAGGTCTTCGCGCTGAATTTCACCGACGTGGGGTTCGCCTATGTCCGGGTGGGGTTCAACGTGACGGGCGGCATTACCGGAGCATGGGCCCCGAGCGCCACTGGCTGCCTCGGCGGCTCGGGGACTTGGAACGTCTTCCTGACGGCGAAGAACACGTGAGCCATGCCCGTCGCGGAAGTCATCGCGCTGGTGTCGCTCTCCGTCACGCTGCTCTGCAGCGTCGTGGCGATGCTCGCGTACATGTACCGGGTGGGCTCACTCGTCGCGACGCTCACCGCGAGCATTGCCGAGGTCCGCAAGTGGGGTGACCGCGTGGAGCTCGTGCCCATCTTGGTGAAGGGGCAAGAGAACCTCGAAGCCGCCGTCGCGGACATGTCGCGCAAACTGAGTGAGTTCCCGCGAATGCGGGAGCGCCTCGACAGCATCTCCGAGGATGTGCGCGACGCGGAGCTACCGAAGATGCAGGCGCGCCTCGCCGTCATTGAAAAGGTCCACAGCACGCGCAGCATGCCTGCCGTGCGTCTGCCGCGGGAGGAGCCTGGCAAATGAGATTCCAGTGGCCCTGGGTCGCTTTGGTGGCCGTCCTGACCGGCGCGGCCGTCCTCGTTGTGGTGATGCCGCAGCCACCGCCGGAGATGCGGGCCGCCGCGGTGGGGCTGTTCGTGGCCATCGCCGGCATGGCGCCGGCCTGGGTCAAGAAACTTGAGGAGAAGGAGAAGCCTGATGCGTGAATTCATCCTCTGGACGTTCTTCGCAGCGTTCGCACTGGGGGGCGCCCTCATGAGCCTGACCGACTGCGCCGCGGCAAAGAGCGACGTGGCGGAAGCTGGCTACCTCGGTGCCCAGCTGTCATGCGTCGACCGCTACACGACAGCCGCGACCATCGACGCGTGCCGCGCCGAAGTGCGCCGAGCCTGGGGCCGGCTGGACGGGGGAAGCGATGCCGAGTGACATGGTGAGCGAGATGATCGAGGTGGCCGCCGCTCTCGAAGCGATTCGGGAGCGCGCCGCCGCGAAGGACTACGACGGGGCCGCCAAGCGCGCCATCGAGCTCGGGCTGGACCTGCTGCCCGCTGGCGAGCTCCGGGCCTACCTCGATGAGGCAGCGGCGGCGCGCGCGGACGCCATCGCCGATGCTGCCGAGCGAATCAAGGTCGCCCCGTGACCGCGTGGCAGCACTCCGCCGACTGGCTGGACGGCGACGTCCAGGCCTACGTGGACGGCTGCGTCCGCAACGCGATGCAGCCGCTCCATGGGCTCGCCTGCATGTTCAACGAGTCGGGGGCGAGTTCCGATGCGCGTAACCCGCGCGACTTGTCCAAGCCTGCGGTAGCCGTGGGGCTCATCCAGTTCACCCATGCCTGGCTAGGCAAAGGCGTAAACCTGGACGACTTCCGCGCGAATGACACGGCGCATCAATTGCCGTTCGTCGAGCGCTTCTTTGCGTCGCACAAGGGCAAGCTCACAAGCGTGGAGCTCGTGTACCTCTCGATGTTCTTGCCCGCCTGGCTCGACAAGGCGCCCACGCTCGTCCAGCCGCTTTGCGCGCCGCAGGGGCCATACGCATGGGCGTACCGGCCGAATGGCAGCCTCGACATGGGCGGCAAGGGGTGGATCTGCCTCCTGGACCTGCGCATGAAGGCGAACGCAGCGGCACGCGGGGCACGCTGGGACGAGCTCTCCGGGCGCGTCATCGCCGCCATGCAGGACCGGACCACCGAGCCGGAGCTGCCGACCTACGAGGAGTTTCCCGCGAACGACGATGGCGACGAGCCTCCGGAGGCCGCGTGATTCCCGACGACGACCAGATCTACCGCTGGAGCCGCGCCGTCGAGGTCGGCGCCGTGTTCGTGCTGGGCTGGGTCTTCGGCGTCATCGGCATGTGGCTCGTCACGCATTAGCGACCAATCCTCGTTCTGCGAAGCGCCATCATGCAGGGCCGTGAGCACGACTCCTGCCGCCGGTCACGCGACCGGAACGATACGCCGCACTGCGGGCACTCCTTCTCATGCATGAACCTGGCGCGTCGAAAGGTGCGTGGCGCACTGCGGAAGCGAGGCTGAATCGGCATCGCATCGCGCGCCACGTACTCGCCTCGGTAGCCCATGAGCGCAAGCGCCATGTTCACGCGGCCACCTCTTCCCCGTCGATAAGTAGCGCGCCGGCGTCCTCCACGACATCGAGGTCGACGGGGGACTGAACGTATCCGGGCCACTCGTTCACGGCCTCGCACTGGGCCACGCGCTCCATCCACAGCCGGATGAGCTTCCGGCCCTCCTCCAGTGCACGCGGCTTCACGTGGTGAACCACGATGTCGTACGGGGGTGCGGTTTCGACCGCGACGATCCACGCCTCGTTGACGAGGTGCCCGAGCGACCTCGCCCCATCGAGGTACCAGGCAAGCTGCGCGTGGTAGCCCATGCTGAGCGCCTTGCGCCCGAAGAACGCCGGCTCGGCGTAGTTCGTGGTTTTCAGGTCCACGATGAACCCATCCCCGATGACGTCGATGGTCCCGCCGCACTTGCGGCCCATGGTGGTCCAGGAGCACCTTTTCTCGTGCAGGCCCCTGAGCAGCGGGGCCGCGTTCGGGTCGGCGTGCAGCTGGTGCGCGATGACGAGCGCCTCCGCGTGCTCATCCTCCGTCACAATCATCTTGCCGGCGTTGTCCTCCTTGAACTTCTTCCACGCGTTCCCGGTGCGGCCACCCTCGTAGACCACGAACGGGTCGCCATTCTCGAGGGTCACGCTGTGCGTGAGCGAGCCAAAGAGCATGTCCGAGGACTGCTTCTTGGGGTGCTCGTACGCGGAGCGGAAATGCTTGGGGCTCTTACGAACCTCCTTGAGCTCGGACCAATGCAGCTCGGGGGGCGGGAATGTGCGGTCGCGCTCGTTCATTGGGTGGGCTCCTCGGGGTGGTTTCCATTTGCCTGGACGAGCGCACTTGCCTCGCCTGCGCTCTGCTTTGCGCGCATCTCGTGGTCGACGGGTTGGCTCTTGAGCGACTGCCCCCGGCCCTTGGGGACGGTTGGCCGCACGCGGATGGCCTCGACCATCTCAGCTCCGAACGTTGTTTGGGTCGGGTAGATGGTGATCCGCTCGCCGACCCACTTCTCCGTGTCGTTCCCATAGAGCGACGCGATTGTCTTGGCGTTCGTCTTGTTGAGCGCGAAGCCCTTCTCGGTCTGCTCGAAATACACGACGGGCTTCTTCGAGTGACGCCCACCCGGCGCGGTGAGCGTGGCCGCTACGACGCGCGAGATGCGCACGGTGACGTCCTTACCAACGAGGTCCCACGCCCCGATGTAGAGGCGGTCGAACATGCTGCGATAGTCGGTTGCCATGGCTAGTCCTCCTCCGACATGTGCAAGAGCGCCCCGAGACCGGCCGCCTTCTGCGCCTCGACAGGCCCCAGGAGGCCGCCACGCTCATGCCAGCGCAGTAGCGCCGCATCGTCGCCACGGCACGGCGAGGGGGCGTCGTTGTAGAGAAACAGCGCCCATGAGCGCATCGCGGCCGAGTTGTCCGCGTCTGCCGCAGCGAACGCGCCGAGCAGGTCATTCTTCAGCACGGCGCGCAGGAACGAACCGAGGAGCGCCGGATGTGGCAAGCCGCGCTCGATCCAAAGCCGCATTGCATCGCGCATGTGCGCCGGCAGCCGCTCTAGGCCCCGCATCACGCGGCCCCTTTCTGGTCGAGCAAAGCGCCAAGCGTCGGGGCGCCCCAGATCGCGCCGCGCACGTACCCGTCGGTGCGCCAGAACATGACAGCGTGCTCCCGGCCATCGACGACGCACACGATCCGCTCGTGACCATCACCGAGACCACAGACCTGCACGACCCGCAGTGCGCGACCATCGCCGGTCGGGTCCGGGACGATGTCGCCGATGGTGATGACGCGACCCGCCCAGCTGCATCGGGGGCATGGCGCGGGACGCAACGCCCCGCACGTGGCGCAGCGGACGGCGCTCATCGATTCGGCCTCCGGCTCGCGTAGCGGTGCGAGCGGTCACGGCCGTTGCTGTTGGCGGGCCGGATGGCCGCGACGGGGACCAGGAGCAGCGTCGTTGCGTTCATGAGATAGTGATAGCGATCGCAATCACAGTCGTCAAGAAGAAATCGATAGGCACCCCAATCGGTGGCTACGGGCCTTTCACTTGCACCGAATAAGCATGTGGCCGTTGTACGTGGGCGTAACGACCGTGGTGCTCGCCCAACGGTTGGAATTGGTGGAGACGGACGTGCCCGAGTGCCCGCCCTGGTCCGCGACCTCGTAGCCGTGGGGGCACCTGTCTGCGGCCTCCTCGTAGCAGTTCGATTGGCTGCGTCGACACTCGACGGAGTACCAGTGCATGGTGCCGTCCGGGCCTCGGATCTGCTCCGAAGAGGCCGGCTCGCATGCGGCGGTCACCATGACGAACAGGGCGGCAATTCGTCTCATTTGCGAATCTTTCTGACCGTGCTGCGTGCATGGCCTGAACCTTCTTTTATCGCTAAAATCTCGCGGTGAAGCTCGGTGATGCCCCGCTCCACGTTTGCCATGCGGTCCAGCGACGCCGCGACAGGGTTCGCCGTTTCGAGGCCCAAGAGCTGGTCTATCGATTCCCCGGTGTAGAGCCGCAGTGCAAGGAGCGCCTCCAGGCCAACCCCCACGCCGGGGCGCCGGTTCACGATTGCGGAAATGTGGGCCTGGGAAATCCCCAGCCCTTCCCGCGCGGCGCGGCGCTGGTTGCCCTTCGGATGGCGCTCATCGGCGAAGTCGCGCTTCAGGACCTCGGCAAGCTTCTCCGCCAGGTGCTCCAGACAGTCTCGCTGGAGTCTCTCCACAGTCGCCCTTGCCATGCTCGTGAGGCTATCGGGAGAATTGAACAGGGTTGCGTTCATGGGTACTTGACCCAGGCGCCCATGATTGCTATCGCTTTCACATGGCAGCAGCAGAAAAGATACGTGCCTGGCGGGAGGCCTCGGGGCTTTCCCAGCGGGCAGCGGCGGAGCAGGCGTCGATGTCGCAGGCCGCGTGGTGCGAGTACGAGACCGGGGCCATGACCAACCCCGCCGCCGACATCGTCCAGGCCTTCGACAGGCTCACGGCGGGGACGGTGCACCACATCACTCTCGGCGACTGGCAGGCCAGGCCAGGGCCGCGTCGCGCGAAGCGGCCGAGCGGCAAGCAACGACGGGCCCATGGGGATGGACGATGACCCAACCGGCCTCAGCAGCAATACTGCGCAACCCCGATGCCGCTCACCTGCAAGAGCGTGCAGGTTACACACAGCCTGAACACCCGACACTGGGCGCCCCGTGAACAACATCGACGAAGCGGCCATCATCGTGGCCATCGCGATCCTGGCGTTCGTGGCGGCGCACTGGCTTCAGGAGCGGCTGTGAGCGAGCTCGAACGCACGATGACCGCGGCCGACGTGATGCAGGTCCTGCAGTGCTCGCGCACCCACGCCTACGAGCTGCTGTCGCAAATCCCCGCGACGAAGAAGATTGGCGGCCTGCTCCGCATCCGTCTCCGCGACTTCTGGGCCTGGTACGAAAAAGGATCCTCCCCATGCGCCTCTACCAACGAAAGAAAGCCAACGGCGAGCGCGTCTGGTGGGCGTCCTGGACCGACCGCGGGCGGACGCTCCGCCGCTCTACGCGCTGCTCGACGCGGGCAGCCGCAGACCTCATCGTCGGGCGCTGGGAGCGAGAGCGAATCGATCCCGTATACGCAGCCGCGAACGAAGCGACGCTCGGTGGCGAATGGTTGACATTCATTGCGGAGTGCAAGGCGGACAAGCTCGCGGAAGGCACGCTCACCATGTACCGGCAAAAGGCCGGCAACCTGATGCGCATCCTCGGCGACGAGACCCGGCTGGCGGCACTCGACGCCGCGCAGGTGGGCCACTTCGTTTCGGTACGCCGCGAGGAAGGCGCGGCCGACTCGACCATTTACAAGGAATGGATCACGCTCCGCGGCATCCTGTCGAGCGCGCGCCATCGCCGCAGGTTCGCGCTCGATCCGGCCATCCTGAAGCCGCCGCGCCTTGTCCCGAACTACATCCCCCGCGAGCGCTGGCTGTCACGGGAGGAGGCGGCGGCATTGCTCGGCAAGCTCTCCCCTTCCCGTCGCGAGGTCGTGGCGTTCGTCATCGGGACAGGGGCACGTCGGCGCGAATGGAACCGAGCTATCCCCGGCGACATCGACCGCAAGGCCTGGACGGTGCACCTGCATGGCACCAAGACCGATGCGAGCGACCGGATCATTCCGGTGCCCAGCCACTTTCGGCGCTACCTCGCCAAGCTCGAGCCCCCCTTCCGGCCATGGGGCAACGCCCGGCGAGACCTGGCCCTCGCCTGCAAGGACCTGGGCATCAAGCCGGTGACCTGGAACGACTTGCGGCGGACGTTCGCCAGCCAGCTCGTGGAGGACGGGGTCGCCCCCCACATCGTGGCGAAGCTGCTTGGCCACAAGAGCACCGCGATGGTCGACCGCGTCTACAACAAGGCCCGAATGCTCAAGCTCGGAGAGCAGCTGGAAGCGCAGATCAAGGTTCGGAAGCCGAAGAAAAAACGATGAATGCGCCCACATGCCCGCACTGCCGCAAGCCTCTTACTGACCTGTGGGACCACGACTGGCGTGGCGACGATGAGGACGAGTTCATCAGCACCGATTGCGGGAAATGCGAGCGGCCCATCATCATCAAGCGGAGCGTGCGTGTCTCATACAGCGTGGAGCTCCCATGAGTCATCCCGCCAGTTTCGTTCCGTACGCGGACTGCCGCGGATGCGGCAAGCCGCTGGACCACGAGAATTACCGCGTCGCGGATTGCTGTCCGTGCAACGCGCGGCGCGGCGTCAATCATGGCCTTGTTCCGCGCGCCACATGCACGTGCGCCGAATGCGACCCACAACAGACTGGGTCCACCCGCCAGGGGCTAAATCCATGACCCCTCCTACCTGCCTGCGCGCTTCCGCTTGCGTGAAGCGCTGGCAAAAACGCTATGCCAAGAACCTCCGCGCCCGCGTCCTCTCTGTGTCGTGTCCAGCGTGTGGTGCCCGCAAGGGCCTCGGTTGCATCGGGCGAAATGGCCGCCTGCAAGCAGGTACACACATCGACCGCCACGACGCGGCCAGGCGCGCTGGGGTCGTATGCGGACGTCGTGCGTGGATGAAGGGGGCGTCAAAATGACTTTGGCGCACTCCTTTCGTCACCGCAGTGGGTGCATCGATTGCGCAATGGAGGCCACTCGCTCCAGATTCGATGAGGTTATTGAGGCTGCGCGGGACCTGCTCGAGATGTCTGCGCCTGGCATGCCGACCCTGCGAGACCTTGCCGAAGACAGGCTCCGCGCCGCCCTTTCCGATCTGAAGAAGCTCTACCCGGAAGTCAATCCGTGACCCACGGGTGAACCAACGGCGGCGTACGCGCAAGGATTCTAAGGGACGCAACGGACAGAAAACATGCACATTCATCGGGAAAACATCGAAAACGCCGTGGGCCCAGCGGGACTTGAACCCGCGACCTACGGATTAAAAGGCCCCGCATCGGAGAGGCATTTCGCAGCGTGTTTTCCCGATGCGCCGTGCTTTGCAAAAACAGGCCGTGAACCACGGGTGAACCACACCCCCATATTTACGGCAAATGTGGGTGTGATTTCCGGAATCACACGTCAGGGCCCAAGCCGGCGAGGTGCGCCGTGAGCGTCGAGCCTTGCGAGACCTGCGGATGGGTGCCGCCCGGGCCCTTGGAGAAGCAACCAATGGTTACGGGCGATGCCCCGCCGACGCTCGCGCGTCGGGTCTCCGAACTTAGCGCCCAGTTCGCCGCCGCAAACGTCGCGCTGGACCTCGTGAGCGGCGCGCTCTGCGATGCCGGCAGCGTCGTTGTCGAGCCGTACCACGAGGGCATCCGGGCGCTGATCAAGGAGCGCGACGAAGCGCGGGCGGAGCTAGCAGCGCTTCGAGCCGATCCGGTCTGGGCGAAGATGGCCGCCATCGCCGCCGGACTCGGAGACGTGCACGACAAGCTGCAAGCCGACCGCATCTCGCGGCTGCGCGCCGTGGCGGTGGCGGCCTTGGAGGATGGCCGGAAGGCGATGCTTTTGGCGCGCGAGGAGCTGCAGCCGGGCGATTTGGATTCAGAAACCGAAGGAGAACCGAAATGACGACAATCAACATGGAAGATTTGACGGTGAAGCAGGTGCGCGAGCTGGCGAAGTTGACCTGCTTCGAGAAGCCAGCGGCGGCCCCCTTCCCGTACAAGGTGGGCGAACAGGTGCTTATCCGCACCGTGACGATGATTCAGACGGGCCGCATCGTGTCGATTGGCCGCGACTGGATTGAGCTCTGCGATGCCGCATGGATCGCCGACACGAAGCGCTTCGCAGACACACTGGCCAAGGGCGAGTTGAACGAGGTGGAGCCGGTGCCTGGCGCTGGCAAGTGCGTCGTAGGCCGAGGCGCCATCATTGATATGTTCGATTGGCCGCACGCTCTGCCCCGAAAGCAGCAGTGAACGCAGCGCAAATGCTCGCCGGCTGGGAGCGGTCGTGGTCGCGGTCGGGGTCGTGGTCGGGGTCGTGGTCGCGGTCGTGGTCGCGGTCGTGGTCGCAGTCGCGGTCGGGGTCGTGGTCGCGGTCGCGGTCGGGGTCGTGGTCGCAGTCGCGGTCGGGGTCGTGGTCGCGGTCGCGGTCGGGGTCGTG